GTCCTGTTCTTATGTCGTTCCTTGGTAGCGACAAAGTTAAGCGCCTTATCGTCGATATGCTGCGTAAACTTGCTGAACAATCTGACAACACTGTTGATGACCAAGCTGTTGATTTTATCGAGCGTGGTCTCTTCGGAGATAAGTAATGGACCTTGGGACGCCGCCAGTATTGCCTACTCTACGGCTCCCTGAGGCTCCTATTTTACCCCGTCCGGTACTGGAGGTGCCACGGGCGACTTTACCCTCGTATAAGCCGCTTGTAGTGCCTCCTAACGACCTTCGTCCACCTCCGGGTATCAAAAGCTCTGAGCCTTCTGATAAAAGAAGCGAGCCACAGCCAAAGAAACCCCCTGTTACACCACCAGTTCCTGCCCAGGTACGTTACCTTGACGTGCCTGGAACGGAATTAGAAGTACCGCTACCCAGCAACGAAATCCTTGTAACAGCAGGAACCACTGCGACTGTGTCCGTGCTTGCCACATTAACTGCTACGGCAGTTTTTAAACGGACAGTACAAGTCTTGAAACCAATTATCAAGAAATTACTGACTCGCAAATCTAAAAATGGAGAAACGCAATAATTTTTTCCATGATTTCTTTAGTGAAATAGTGAAAGCACTTGTACTTGTTTGGAGTGCCGGTGTTTTAACAGCTTCATACATGGGAATGCTCCAGAAAATGGATCCCACGTTTGTAGCATCGCTGCTTAGCGGCACTTTAGCTTCATACGGAATTAGTCGCCCTAAAGAACAAAAAGACAAAAACCAATTATGACATTCGCTATTCGCGAACGGTATAATATCGTTCAAAAACTACTGGTTTTGCTTGTTCTGTTTCCGAGCGGGGCACTGGCACAAACCGTAACCCCACAGTTTACTCAGGGGTCAATGCAATCCACAACTACTACCACCCAAACCATCACAGAAACCATCGCTACTGAGGTGTACGGTGGAGCGTACAAGTCATGGTCTGGAACAAACGTAACCCCGAGCGGGGACATCAACGATTCAACTACCACATACTCCGTGACTACGTCTGGAGAACCGTGGCAGCTAGAAATCACAGAACGAGCAGCCGGAATTGTCGAGACAATCGACATCAACCGGGACATCGACTACTCTTCTACTACTACCTCCTTGTCAGTCTTCTCACAATAACGCCTGTTAAAGCCAGTGAATCACAGGTTAACAACACGGCTAACCCGATTGCGGCAGCAACTGGCAACGTAACTAACCAGGCGGTGCAATTTCAGAACAATGGAGCACCTAGCAGGCAACAATTTAGCCATGGTAACTCTTGTAATGGCTCAACAATGACGTTTAGTCCGTTTTATATGGGCAATGATGTCATGCCAGACAGCTATACTAGAACCAATAACTTTGGAGCACAGCTTAATTTTAGCGTTCCGCTTGACGGAGGCATGATTGAGCAGTGTAAAAAGATAGCAAAACGCCAAGAAGAGAAGCTCAGGCTTGATTATGAGCTTGTTAGAGCCCTAAAATGTACTGAGATTATGAAAGCTGGGTTTATGTTTAGACCCGGTAGTCGAGTAGAAGTGCTTTGTCACGACATTATTCCTATTGTTTCATTAAACGATGAAAAATAGAGCCACAGAAGATCAATTTAACGAACTTCATGGGCTCGTCACGACAGAACTAATTGCCCGTATTAAGTCGGGTGTCGCTACGACCCAAGACATCAAGGCAGCCGCTGATTGGCTGTCTAAGAATAACATTACCGGTCTTCCAGTTTCTGGATCTCCGCTTGCTGAGCTATTTGCTACCCTGCCGGAGATTGAGGTGGAGGATGTGGAAAATGTCATTTTCTAACGAAACAGTTCGTAACACTATTGCTGCTGCTGGGCTGGCTTTGTTTAGCTGGCATACCCTGACCCTTCACGAGATTGCAAAATCGGTAGAGGTTCTTCTTAAAACCAGCAGCAACACTGAGGTCCGCCTTGAGCGGCTTGAAAACGCAGTCTTCTTTAACAATGAGAAAAGGAACAAGTAAGTCTGCTAAATACTACGCACGCAACCCCAAAGCTGCGGCTAAAAAGGCAGCATACCAAAGAAAACTAAATAAAAAACCGTCTGTTAAAAACGAATCTGAAAAGCGCTGGACTGAGCGCCGGAAACGCGGCATTGCTGGGAAGGGTGGCCCCGACCTTTCCCATACGAAAAAGGGGAAGCTGGTTCTCGAAAGTAGAAGCCGGAACCGCGCACGCAACGGACACAATGGTAGGTCTACTAAAAAATGAGCTTAGTCCGGAACATTAACCGACGCAAAAAAGCGGGTACGTCCCGTTCCAAAAAGAACTCCACCATCAGCCCTAAGGCCTATAAGGCTATGAAGCAGGGCTGGCCCAAGAAAAAGAAGAAGTAAACCACCGTAGAGGTATGCCTCTCAAAGACCCTTCTGCCTACCTTTTTCACCTTAAGGCCATGACCTCCTCTGATGCAAAACGGATGTGGCGAGCAGCGATTAAAGAACACTGGGGTAACCAGTGTGTTTACTGCGGAGCTGACGACAACCTGACTCTGGATCACATTCACCCAAAAGCAAAAGGAGGTCATGACACAACTCATAACATGGTTTGTGCCTGCCTTTCGTGCAACCAAAGTAAAGGCTCTTCCCACTGGCTTAGCTGGTGGATTGGTCAAGAATCATTTTCTCTTGACAATTTTTCCAAAGTCCTGTCTTGGACAACTTGTTAATTATTCTTAAAACAAATGGCTACTAAACCTGCTGGCGGAACTGCTTACGGTGACCTGAGCGGCACCCCCGCCTTTCAAAATGTTGGTGGTGCTTACCGCAACGACACTACCGTTCTTACTCCTAGTGCTTCCTATACCGTCGAAGCTCTTCTTGGTCTGATTAACGCTGCTGTTAATACTGCTGGTGCTGTTGATAGCACTGGCTTCGGTAAAGCTTCTCGCTAATAGAGGTAACTAATTATGCCTCGGAAAAAGAGTAAGGCTAAAAAGCCTAAGGAAACGATGCGCCAAAAGCAGATGCGTCTGCGGCGTGAAGCAGCTGCTGCCAAGGCTAAGCCAAAAAGTGGCAGCACCATGGTTAACCGCAATAAGCCTACCATGCGTAAGCTTGCGGCTAAAGCTGCTCAAGCTCGTAAGCGTGGACAAGGCGGTCGTCCCCTTGTTCGCCGGGCAGAACTAGACAAGGCAATGAAGCCTAGCATCAAGCGTGGTGCATCGGCTCTGCGTGGTCGGGCTAAAGCTCCGAAAATTTTAGAGCGGATGACCAAAAAGCTTGGTAAAGCTCGTGGCGTCAGAAACGCTCGTCGTGGCGGACTGCTTACTGCGGGCTTGACTGCGGCAAATGCTATCCAAGATCGCCTGCTTAGTCCTGCTGCGCTTAAGCGTAAGCGTGCCAATGAAATTCGCCCGCTAACCAAAGCAGACATGCCCAAACTGCCAAAGGGTAGTGGGTCTCGGAGTGGTCAAGGAGGCCGTAAGCCTGCTGCAAAACCCGCCAAACGTCCCATGGCAAACCTGCCTAAGGACTACAAAAAGACTGAAACAGCTGCATTCAAAGGCGCTAAAAAACCTGCTGCATCTGCGCCTAAACCTAAGCCTAAAGCTAGTCGCCCAGCGGCTAAACCCGCTCCTAAGAAGGCTGCTCCGGCTCCTAAAAAGGTTACTAAAAAGGTGAGCGGTGTTGGTCCCGTTAAGAGCGGTCGGTCCTACTCCGTTCAGAAGCTCCGCAAGTCTGTGATGCAACAACAGGCTGCCGAGTTGCGTAAGATGCGTGAGGCGTCTAAGAAGCGCCAAGCTGCCGACAAGGCAAAAACCAAAAAGAAAAAGTAAACCAACCATTCCACATGAAAACCATTATCGCTTCCGCTCTGATCATCGGAGCTGCTTCCCCTGCCTTTGCTGGTCCCTACGTCAACGTAGAGGCTAACAGCGGTTTTACTGGCTCTGATTATTCGGGCACTTCCACTGACTTCCATATCGGTGCTGAAGAAACCTTTGACCAACTGAGTGTCTACATCCAAGGCGGTCCTACCCTCTTCTCACCTGATGGTGGCGAAGCCGAAACCAAGTTCACCGGCAAAGCTGGTGGCTCCGTGTCTGTGTCCCCTGCGCTTTCCGTTTACGGCGAGCTGAGCATGGTTGCAGACAAGGTTAACTCTTACGGGACTAAGGCTGGCTTGAAGTACTCCTTCTAAGCCACCCAGGAGGCTCTCTAGGGGGCCTCCACCCCGTTTTAGGTATATTCCCTTATGACGCAAAATACAGCCACCTTAGAGGCCCGCCTAGAGGCCAGTTTCCCTTTGTTTCTTTCTCTTGTATGGAAGTCGCTCGACCTGCCTCCTCCAACAAGGGCACAAATAGCTATTGCTAATTACCTACAAAATGGACCAAAGCGTCTACAGATCCAAGCCTTCCGGGGACTCGGTAAAAGCTGGATCGCTGCTGCCTTCGTTTTGTGGACGCTATGGATCGACCGTGATAAGAAGATCCTTGTTATTTCTGCGTCTAAACAAAGAGCTGATGACTTTACTATCTTCTGTCAAAAATGTATTCTTGAGTTCGACTGGTTGGCTTATTTTCGCCCTGTGGACGACGACCAACGCTGGTCCAGGGTCTCGTTTGATGTCGCGGGTTGTAGACCGGCTCAGTCGCCTTCTGTTAAAAGTGTCGGTATCACCGGTCAAATCACTGGTAGCCGAGCCGACCTTATTGTGTTCGATGACGTTGAGGTTCCCGCTAACTCTGCTACCGACTTCATGCGTGAAAAACTTTTGCAGTTGGTTACTGAGGGTGAATCCGTCCTTACCCCCAAAGAAGATAGTCGTATCGTGTTTCTTGGGACACCGCAAACCACCTTTACAATTTATCGTACACTCAGGGAACGTAACTACCGCCCCTTTGTGTGGCCTGCTCGATACCCCAAAGACCTGACGGGGTACGACGAAGTACTAGCACCACAGTTAGTAAAAGACATCCAAAACAGTGGACACGAAGCCCTTAAGTGGCAGCCAACAGATACTCGCTTCTCTGAGATTAACTTGCTTGAACGTGAGACAAGTATGTCTCGCAGTAACTTCATGTTGCAGTTCATGCTGGATACGTCCCTATCGGACGCTCTTAAATTTCCTCTTAAGCTCAGCGACTTTTCAGTATTACCGCTTGACCTGGAAAAGGGTCCGTCAGACTTGGTCTGGGGCTCCGATCAGGACACTCAGCTTAACCTTCCTGCTGTGGCTCTCCCTGGGGATAGATGGCACCGGCCTAAGGTTGTATCGGAATTTATCCCCTACGGGCAAACTATTGTTGCCGTGGATCCGTCGGGACGCGGAAAAGACGAGACGGTTGCCGTAATCCTGTCACAACTCAACGGCTTTATCTTTGTTAGAGACATCTTTGCAAACCAAGACGGATACTCGGATTCTACTCTTTGTGAGATCCTTAGACGAGCCAAGAAGTACAAAGCAACCCTTTGTTTGATTGAGTCTAACTTTGGTGATGGAGCTGTCATGGAATTGATGAAGCGACACGCAATCGAAATGAAAGTCGGCATTGACTTTGAAGAGGTCCGAGCCACCACCCGTAAGGAAGACAGAATCATCGACACCCTGGAACCCGTCCTTAATCAGCATCGTCTCGTGTTGGATCAACGGTTGGTTGAATGGGACTATACCAGCAACCCAGACATGAGTCCAGAAGAACGCCTGCCTCGGATGCTTATGTACCAGCTTACCAGAATGTGCCGCGAAAAGGGAGCCGTTAAGCATGATGACCGGGCTGACGCCCTAGCCCTTGGTGTTAAGTACTTCCAAGACATCCTAGCAGTCTCCGCAAAAGAAGCACTGATCCAAGCGAAAAGGTTGGAATGGAACAAGATGATCACCGCCTTTATCGACCACCCACAGGAGGCCACAGATCGGCTTGTTTTGGGTCAAAATTACGACAACCTGACCTCAGCTGAAAACGCAGTCCACCACTGGGTTTAACAGAAGGTGCCCTCTATTACCGGAAGTGTGGTGCCTTCCGGTGTGGAACAGCGGTATTGGGGGGACCGAACAAAAACGTCCCCCCTCCCAACGTTCTTCGTCGATTCCGATAAGCACCACAGTCTTTCATTGTCAACGCTTTGCGGCGAGACGTTTGAGCGGTAAGGGAAGACGGAATCGACAACCCCCCTTCGGGAACGACAACCAATTATTGGGGGGATTATAGGGGGGTCTTTTTAAAAAGACAACCAATAACACCAACTAGCTATGGTTAGTGAGGGGCGTAGCCCCGAGCGTTAGTCTTTCGCTTCTTTGGACAGAAAAAAGAAACAACAACCAAAGAATAAAAAGACCGACCATAACGAATACCCTTTGTTCTTCTTTTATCTTCTTTACCAATGACTACCTCTTGTCGTCTTGTTTCTATTAACCCAGACGCAGAAGAAATGATTGCTTACTGTGCCAGAGTAAGTAACCCACAAAACCAAGAGAACCACCAGACAGTGGAAAAGCTACTTGGGTATTGTATTAAGCATGGTCATTGGTCCATCTTTGAGATGGCTAATATGGTTCTTGAAATTAACACCACACGCTCTATTAGCGCTCAGGTGCTTCGTCATCGGTCTTTCTCCTTTCAGGAGTTCAGTCAACGCTATGCCCGTATGGACGAGTTAGGTGGTATTGATCTTCCTCACCTCAGAAGACAAGACACAAAGAACCGACAGAACTCAGTTGATGATCTAAGTCCAGAACAAACCCAGTCCTTCTATCGACGCATAGCTCAGCATTACGCAGAAGCAGAAGACCTTTACCATGAGATGGTTAGTTCTGGTGTCGCCAAAGAATGTGCTAGGTCGGTCCTGCCGTTAAACGCGCCAACGCGCCTTTACATGAACGGCACGATTCGTTCTTGGATTCATTACATCGACCTACGCACCGCTAACGGTACGCAACTCGAACATCAACAGA